TTGTGTCTTCGTGCTGGTGGCCAAAAATGCGGAGTTCCGGGCCTTGCACCGCTATTACACGAAGGAACGCCCAAACCCGCTGAAACCCAAACAATCTCTCGTTGCGTTGTGCTGCCGGTTGATTCGCCTGCTCTATGTTCTGGGGACGCGCAAGATCCGCTACGATGCCAGCCGAATGCCCCAACCTCCGCAATCCATTGCGACGGTAGGTCTCGTCGCCTAGGGTCAGGAATGCTCCTGATGGTGTGACGAACGTCTTGATCCGTTCTCGCTCATTCGTGCACGCAGAGAGCCGGTATTTCAATCCATTCGGGCTGAGACCCTGCCTAGGAGCAAACGTGGCCTCCTCCCTCGACAGGTTGGACGAAGGAATGTGGTGGGCACAAGACTCCGTGAGATATGGGAGGGTAGCTGCGAGGGAAAACAGGGGAGGCCTAGGAACGACCTAATAAATGGAAGTTTGTCGATCTTTTCCCTCAACAGCACCCCTCAAACCAATATTCAACTTATAATCAACAAATAGGAAATAATTCTGATTTCGCCGAGGGAGTAAACGTGCGAATGGGTGAGCAAAACGAAGAAAATAGCTTTTTGCTTGAGGGAGGGTGATAACATGGCATTCTACGTTGCTCCCTACGGGAACGACTACAACGCCGGGACTTCACCGGCTGCGCCGTTTGCGACGTTGAGCAAGGCGGCATCGGTCATGGCCGACGGCGACATCTGCTACGTTGCCCCTGGCACGTACCACGAAAGTCTGGATCTCGGTAGTGGTGGTTCTCGTAAGGTCCTGACGTTCTTTGGGGATCGGGAAGGGGCCTTGTTTTCGGGAGTAACCCCGGGGCCCGTTGTGTTGGATGGATCGGACGATGGTATTACCCCCACTCGTTCGGCGGGGATTACCGTAGGAAGTAACAGAGGAATTGTATGGAAAAATATTGACATCCTTCGTTTTTCATCGACAGCGATCCGTCTAGGAAATACGGGAACTGGCAGCGGGCCTGTTGAGGTTGTCAATGCTCAAATTGATGTGCCAACTGGTGTGGTGGTGGAACCGACCGCGAATGGTGTTTCGGTGACCTTTGTTGATTGCATGATCAACGCAGCACGTGGAATTTACTCTGCTACGGCCTACACCGCTGTATCTGTTCGCTTTGAGAAGTGCAAGATTACAACTTCCAACAAATTGCTAGAGAACGTGGCATCCCCTACGGTCACGATTAATTCTTGTGTGTTGCGTGGACCCGTGGGGGATTACTTGTTCAATTTGGGTGGTGTATCGTCGATTGTCATTAAGAACTCTATTATTATTAGGAGCTTAATTGCAAATACAAATTACGGCGGACAATCCGTTTCTGTTATTGATTCAGTTGTAGTTGGAGCAGGTGGAAATCAGTATGTTTTAGATTGTAACCAAAACCTTTATACATTTGCAGAACTTAAACGATGCCTGTTTGCAGAGAATGGAGGTGGCATTCGTATATACAGTGGTGGTTACCCACGAGCGGTAGTGAGTGACTGCGCATTTCTTGATCAGCCTAATCCCACGAATGGTACAAGCCTCAATGAATCAAATCGTTGGCCGACGATCACCGATGGAAACGGAAACGTCTTGCTACCCGATTTCACTCCTGTCGGTCCGAACCTGGTGTGGACCGAAGAGGAGAACCCGATTGACGGCCTGCGTTCCGCGCGAATCGAAATCCCGCGCGTCGCGTACACGACCTTCCGCGTGGCCGTCGATGGTGCGCGCCGGATTCAGCTCAAGGCGAAGAAGAGCCATCCCACGGGGACGACGGTCAAGTTCCGCATCGACCATGATCCCGCAACCGTGGTGACGATGGCAGACACGGACGACGTGCAGGTAGTGACGCTTGGCCCGTGCGCTGATCGCGGCGTGCGGTTTGTTCTACTGGAGGTCTGGTGCCAGCAGGTAGACTTCATCGACGGACACTACCTCCTGCTTGATAGCATCCAAGTCATCTAAGCCTGGGTAAAGCCCGGGCTATTTCTTTTGCACGAAATCCAAAGCGGAGGTGGGACGATGTTTCGGCTGATGATTGACCCCGGTCATACTGGCCAATCCGATCCTGGTGCTGTCGCCGGCGGCGTGCGTGAAGCCGACGTCGCGCTGGACGTGGCTCTCCGGTTGCGTGATGTGCTTGCCGGAACTCCAGGGCTGGAAATCCGACTCACGCGAGTGGCTGCCGCAGACCCGGTGCATCCCTGGTCGCAAGCAGCCGATTTGTCCTGGCGCGCACGGATGGCAAACACGTGGGGCGCCAACGCCTATGTGTCGCTGCACCTAAACGCAGCACAGGACACGGAGGCGCACGGGGTGGAAACGTACCACCATCCCGATGCAAGCCCGGCCGCGCGCCGTGCGGCTCAGGTGATCCAACGCCACCTTGCGCCGCTGTTCCGCGACCGTGGTGTGAAGGCGGCGAACTACGCTGTCTTGCGTGAGACTCGATGCCCGGCTGTCCTGGTGGAGATGGGCTTCGTCACCAACCCGGACGACCGGAAGCAGTTGTCGAACCCATCCTTCCGGCAGAAGCTAGCCGAAGCTCTGGCCGCAGGGATTCGCGAAGCGTTCAATCTGCCGGCCCCCGTCCGCACGTCGTCCGCAACACCGGCGCCGACGTTGCAGCGGCCCGTTGAAGTGGTGGTCGGCAATAAGAAAATCGTTGGATTCCTTGGCAGCGACAGTCGGACGTGGGTGCCGATTCGAGAGGTCGGTGAAACGCTTGGATATGCCGTTGAATGGAAAGACGGGGCTGTGACGTTGAAGAAGGGGCGCAAGTGAAACGGGTGGTGAACATGACGAAGGAATGGTACACGAACCGAGACTTGTACGAGATGATCCAGCACCTGAAGGGCGAAATCATGACCCTGAGCGGAGAGCTGCGTGCCACCCAAGAGGCAATCCGCAGGTACAACAATCTGCGGGCTGATCTCGAAAACGTAATGATGCGCGTCCACGCCATCGAGCAGCAAGCCGCCGGACGGGCGTCGGTTGGACGCGCCGTCCGGGAATGGGGCGGCTGGATTGTCGCGATTGTTGGCGTTGGCCTAAACCTCTTGAGGTAAGGAGGGGTATAACAATATGGACAGCCTTACGTGGTGGGGTATTCCTGCGATCGGACTAATTGTGGCGCTGGTGGAGCTGGCAAAGGGGTTAGGGTTCCCGTCGCGGTATGCAGGAATTCTGGCCGTTGGGTTTGGTATCGCGGGGGGAATCATGGCTTACGTCTTTGCCGACTCGCCGGCGGTTACGGCCGCGGTTAATGGCCTTTTGGCCGGATTAAGCGCGGCTGGCTTGTGGTCGACAGTGAAAAACACGGCTCGGAAATGACGAAGCCCCGGCGTTATGCCGGGGCATTTGTAGATTGACAGCCATTGCCCCTCTCCCCGGGCGCTCGCTGAGCATCGGGGGAGACGGGTAAGCGGCAGGCGCGGCTCCCTTCGGGTTGAGCCCCTGCCGCAAGTAAACCGAATACGAACGTGCGTTCCTAATGATTACGTAGAGAGAGCCACGGAGATCCGTGGCTCTCTCAACGTTACGCTTGGGATTAACCGGAAATATTCAGGGATGGTGTTTTCGCCATCCCTTTCTTTTTTTACCTTTCATCGCGTCTTGACGGCGACAATTTTCGCCGGCGCCCGACGGCCAGGGCCGCCAACAGCCTCGCCGACCACGTCCACAACGATTTCCTCGAACAAGGTTTGTATGGCCGCCTTCTTGTGCTCGGGTTCAAAATAGGCCCACTTGTCCCGAAGCTCGCGCGCAAACTCGATCACTTCCTGCGGTGTTAACCGCCTGACCGGATGGTCAATGGACTGCCCAAGCTGGGACAGCTGCTGCATGATGGTTTCTTCGCGGGCCCGCTCCTCTGCCATGCGTTCCCGAAGCTCGTCCATCGTGATGACGTCGTTTGCGAAAGCCATCTGCCATTTCCGCTTGCGTCGCTTGATCTCTTCCAGTTCGCGCTCCAGCTGTTCGCGCAGCTGGTCCTCATCATCGGGCCGGTTTCCGTCGTCGATCTCGACATCATATGCCCACTTGCCATCAACGATCAATTGCAGGTGGTCGAGGAGCAGGCGTTCCAGGGTATCCTCGGCGACAATGGGCAAGTCACACGTACCCAACACGAACCGGCCGCGGCAGCGATAGAAGCGATATGGACCGTTCCTTTTCCGCTTGTATTCGCCGCCGTGCATTCGTTCGCCACACCTGGCACAACGCAGAACGCCAGTAAACGGGAAGCACTTCTCTGTCTTCTCGCGGTCGATATACCGCTTTCGCATAAGCCTCCACGCCTCTTCCTGCTCCTCACGTGTTACGATCGGCTCATGATCGCCATCGATCACTATTCCGGACCAGCGCCGGCGCCCAGAATACACTGGGTTTTCAATGATCGAGCGCACGGTGAAATCAGTCCACAGTGCACCCTTCCGTGTTCGGAGTCCTTCGCGATTGAGCACCCATGCAATATGGCGTGCGCCGTGATAGCGGTACATCTCGAAGATGCGCCGGACAATGGCGGCCTCAGGCTCGTACACGACGAGCTTTCCATCTACGACGCGGTACCCGTATGGGACCTCGCCGCCGTTCCAACCGCCTTTCCTGAAATTTTTTTCCATACCCATCTTAACCCGTTCAGCAAGGTTTTCCCTTTCCCATTGCGCGATTGCTCCCACCAGCGTGATGAAAAAGCGGCCCATAGCCGTAGTTGTATCGTAAATCTCCGTAGCCGACTTCATCATCACGCCGTGCCGCTCAAAGTGCTGTATCACGTGGTAGAGATCGAGGACATTCCGCACGAGGCGGTCGAGGCGATAAATCACCACCACGTCAAACTTTCTACGTTCACAGTCCTTGAGAAGCCGCTGGATTGCCGGCCGGTTCAGGTCTTTGGCGCTGTAGCCGTCGTCGACGTACACCTCGACGATTTCCCAGCCTTGTGAGCGGCAGAAATCGACGAGCCGATCCTGCTGGGCGCCGATGGAGTGCCCTTCTCGGGCCTGCTCCTCTGTGGAAACGCGGATATAGAGGGCGGCTCGCATAGTTGTGCTTTGCTGCATACCTCTTCACCACCTCGAACATATGTTCTATCATGATTATGAAAAAGTTGAGCCCTGAATGGGCTCATTTTAGGCCTTCCTCTACCAGCTTTTTGAATGTCTCTACGTCTGCCTGTCTGCCTTGGAGTTCAGCGGTCATTTCTAAAGCCAACGTGCGAAGATCTCCGATGGCTGTCTTAAGCCTAATGTTTACATCGCTATTCTGAATTTCTTGATCCAGCTTGTCCAACTGCTCATTGTAGGTTTGCATGAACCGCGCCCAAGCTACTTCATCATAGCTCTTTTTGTGGTGCTGATAGGTCGAAAGGAGGCTTTCATACATCGCTTTGATAGCCTGTTTGGTCGTCTCCTCGTCTACATTTGGTGTGCTTTGTGTCTGTTCCTGCACCTGTGGTTGTTGCCCTTGAGCTTGTCCCTGATCCTGTACTTGCTCTTGCGTGGCTGGCGCGGTGGCCTGCTGCGTCGTGTCGTCTACCGCGCTGGCCATGGCCCAGATGACGATGGCGGCCACAACCCATACCCATCCGCGCTTCCACCATGGCTTTTTGGGTTTTGGTTTGCTCATATAAAAAAACCCCCTTTACATCGGCGTATCTATCGCGGCTGCTTGAACATCGGCGAAATACTTTTTCACCAATCCCAAAATCCTCACTTTGTTCGGCTTGACGGTAATCGGCGGATACGCAGGATTGACCGCCTGCAGGGTGACAAGCTTTTGCTTTTCGTCAACATACACACGCCTGACATGAGCTTCGTGTTCTTCATCCCACAAGACCACAGCGACTTGTCCATTTTCCACCTGTGGCTGCTGGCGAACGATAATAAGCGAACCATCAGGGATCATTGGCGACATGCTGTCGCCCTCGACATGGAGGGCGAAGTAATTACCCTTCGGCAAAGAGTTAGGTGGAAGTTCAATCCAGCCTTCTATGTGTTCGTCGGCCCAGATTGGTTCTCCGCAATGGGTTTTGCCGACGATTGGTATGCGTAAGACATCTCCCTTCTCGGCGGTAACAGTTTCGGAAGGAAGGGCCGGATTGTCTGTGCGGCCTACAAGATAGTCGACGCTAACCCCATACAATTCAGCGAGAGCAGATAAGGTTTTGGCGTCAGGCTCTCGTGTACCAATTTCGTAATTCGCGTAGGCTCCCCTGCTGATACCAAGTGCCTCGGCTACTCTCTGTTGCGTGTAGCCATGCATTTTTCTGAGATTTGCCAAACGCTCGTGAATGCGCATGGGAGCATCCCCCAAACCATTGTCCTCCATCTAGCATAACGCTTCTTTTTGACGCACGGAACAATTGCAACAAAAAGAAGCAATAACGGTTGACGAGCGTCTATACGACGCATATAATAGGACTAGAAGCTTCGATTCGACGCAAAGGAGGTGCGGAGATGAGAAAGTGGCTGGTGGAATACCGCGGGCAGAAGACACAAGAAGAAGTCGCACGGGCTTGCGGTATCCACCGAGGATACTACTCATTGATCGAAATAGGTGCGCGAACTCCCAGTGTTTCTGTTGCAAAGCGCATCGCGGCATACCTTGGCTTTGATTGGACTCGTTTTTTTGAGCAAGAGTGCGTCGAAACGTTGCAAAACCGTTCAGCGAAAGGAGCGTGATCGGATGGGCGACGTCGTGCATCTCGACATCGGGGGCCAAACCCACAGCATCCAAGTCAAGGAGTTCCGTGGTCAACGCGTCGTGACGTTCCGTGATGTGGACGAGCTTCATAAACGCCCAGAGGGGACGGCACGGAAACGATTCAACGACAATCGGAAGCACTTCATTGAGGGGGAAGACTACTTCGTCCGAAATCCGGACGAAGCAAGGAGAGAGTTCGGGATCATCGCTCCAAATGGATTAGTTCTGCTAACAGAATCCGGCTATCTCATGTTGGTTAAGTCCTTCACAGACGATCTGGCGTGGCAAGTACAAAGGGCCCTCGTCAAGAGCTACTTCCGAGCAAAAGAAGCGTTCGCGAACCAAGCGAGAGGCAACCGCCTCCGNGAACTCGAAGTCGAGGCCCGCGTNCGGAACGCACGGGTTCGCGAAGCNCGGATGCTGCACACGATGGCGAAGGACTTCGCCGACATCCTCAGTCCCGAAGCGAAGCAGGCGATGTTGTCGCACGCGACGTTGGTGCTGACCGGTGAGCGCCTCATCCCGCTTCCGAAGGTCGAGGAGCCGCTGTTCACGGCCGAGGAGATCGCTGCCGAACTCGGGGTGAGCGCCAACAAGGTCGGTCGCGTCGCGAACAAGTACGGGTTGAAGACGGCGGAGTACGGTGTGTGGGTCCTTGACAAGGCCAAACACTGCGACAAGCAGGTGCGCACGTTCCTGTACAACGTGCGGGGCCGGGAGGCGGTGATCGAAGCGGTCAAGCGGGACATGCGGATGATCCCGGGTGACAAGGAATGACCACCTGGGTTGTCCCGGTTCACCCCGCGCATAGGCTGGAGCAAACCAGCCAGCGGGGTGAGGACATGCGCCATACCGAATGGCCCCACGTCGAGGAGATGCGCGTGGGCAATACACGCATCCGGGTCCACATGCGCCGGCCGCCTGTTCCACCTGAACAGCGGTCGGAGTGGTTCGCCAAGCGCTTCTTCGAGCGCGACCCGGTGATCGTGGAGTTTTACCGGGCCTGGTACGAGTGCGCAGTTTCCGGTGCTCGCCGGGAGTGACCCGGCGAGGTGGACAAGCTCATTATCTCCTCGACAACCGAATAAACGGAGGTGCGAACAGATGGCGAACACGGCATACCGACGCCAGCAAGTCGGCCAGTACCTGCGCTACTTCCGCGTCCATAGCTACGACGAGCGCTACCGGACACAGACGGAGTTAGGCAAGGTGCTGGGCCTCTCACAAAAGCAGGTGTCGCTGATTGAGAACGGCCTACTGGAGCCGACCCTTCAGGCGGCCGCGGGATGGTGCCGGATCACCGGATGGCACGAGGGTTGGCAGCTGATCAGTCACATGTACCACCTCGACCCGCTCGACGTGGTGCCGGTGCATCCCGAGCTGAACAGCTCCCTGGCAAGCACGATTCTGAACCTTGAGAAGCAGCTTCGAGAGGCCCAGGAAGCGCTCGAAGAGCTCAAGCGAATATGGCAAGCACGGCGTCCGGGCTGCGAGTTGGAGGTAAGCCGCTATCTGCTTGAGCACAAGAAGCAGATTTTCGACCTGATCCCGGCTGTTGAGAGCCTGCTGATCGCGGCGGAGCGAGAGGCGGGGGTGCCGCTAGAGGAAGTGGCGCGGGTATGGAACCAGCACGTTCTCGACGAGGGCATCGCTATGCCGCGGCTGGAGGAGCTAGAACCGGCGTTGGCTGTGGGAGGTGTGCGGTGATGACCTACGTGTGCAACGGTTGCGGTCGCGAGTCTTCCACGAATCTGCTGCCGTGCCTCTTCTGCGGACGGAAGGCATGGCGTTTGGTGGACAAGCCTACTTCACAGCCGCAGGTTTACGTGCCTGAGCACAGCTCGTGGTGGGGGTTCGGTGAGGGCCAAGCGTTTGAGGAGTACCTTGACAGCCTGCGAGGTGATCGGTCGTGAACATGGCCTTCGGAGCGTTCGCGCTGACAGCGCTTGTGCTCGGAATCATCGGCATGAAGGTTGATGGCTGGGACTGGATCATCCCGATCCTGACGGTCGCGGGCATCATCTGGTGCTACATCGATGCCGACCGTGAGGAAAAAGAAATGGCCCACCGTACGGAACGGTGAGCCATTGGCTCCGCTACTCCGAGTTTACCACGGTTCCAACCTCCCACGCAAGGCAGGGCTTCGGCCCTGCCGGTGGGCGTCCAGCGTTGGGCGCCGGCCGGTGGTGCCGAGGCGCCACCAGCGAGGCCAAACGGGCGCAGCTACAGGGCTGCACGGCGGCCGTAGTGGGTAGGGGCGGCCGCGGCCTCGCGAGCACACACGAAAGGGGGTGGAGTAGGGCGTGGCGATTCCTTCGGAGCGACTGACTTGGACGCTGCTGTCTGATGTAGAGATTGAGCAGATGATCGAGCGTCTATGGGATCGGTACCATGCTCTAGATCCAAATGACAAGGCGGAACGCTTGGACACGCTCGATAAAATCACGTTCTACACGCAAATCTTGAAAGAACGTCGAGCGGGCCGCAAACAGTGAAAAAGCCCGCGCCGAAGCGCGAGCCGCCGTGTATCCCATCACCTACAGCATACCACGGCGGCTCCCGAAACACAAACCCATCGGGAGGTAGAGAGCATGCTGAATGCCCTGCAACTCGCCGAGTTGGAAGAGATCGAGACGCTGCAAACGGAAGAGCAGCAAGAGGAGCTGCGCCAGCGCTTCAAGATCGAGAACACGGAGCAGTTGGCCTGGGCGTTGCGGAAGCTCNCCGCCATNAAGGCCAAGGAANACGAGGTGCGCCGCCTNGCGGACGCCGAGCGCCAGCGCATCGCCGAGTGGGAGCAGAAAGAACTGGCCGCCCTTGAGCGCGATCGGTCCTTCTTCGAGGCTCTGGTGCAGGAATACGCGCTGAAGCAGCGCGAGGCTGATCCCAAGTGGAAGGCCAGCACGCCGTATGGGCGTGTGTCCTTCCGGCGCCAGCCGGCCAAATGGCAGTACGACGACCAACAGCTGTTGGCGTACCTGAAGGCGAACGGACGAGCGGAATTTATCCGCGTGAAAGAGGAAGTCAACAAGGCCGACCTCAAGCGCGCGCTCAAGGTGCAGGACGGGCGCGCGATCGACCCCGAGACTGGCGAAATCGTGCCGGGAATCGTGATCGAGGAGCAGCCCGAGAAGCTGGTCATTGACGTCGCCGAGTGAGCCGAAACGCCGCCGGCCGGCGCCGGTGGCGTCGTCCGGAGGTGGCCTCTCCGGGCCTGACGAGGCAGGCCAGCGGCGACTGTCGCCGTCAGGTGCCGCCGCTACGCCGCAAACCAACAACATCGATCAGGAGGTGTGAAACCCTCCGGTCGGGATTGACTGGGTCGGTCGGTGATGGGGGCGGCGGCACACAAGGCCAAAAAACCGCGAGAAAGGAGGTGTTTCCTCCACCTTTTGGATCACCCCGACGGGGCCAAGCAGTTCCGTGAGGTCCATATCCGGCCNGCCGGGGGCCGTAAACCCCGGCAACCAAAGAAAAAAGCCCGCATCAATCGCGGGACAAGGGAACCAGTAAGGGACAAGGGTCACGACAGAACCAGCTATCCTCAGTTTACCACGTGGCCCCTCACAAACTCAAATTTCGGGAGGGGAAAGANGTGNGNGCTGTAGTCCTCGCGAACACGGNCAACATGACGCGTGAGGAATGGCTGAAATTGCGTCGGCGTGGTATCGGCGGCAGCGACGCGGCGGCAATTGCTGGCCTGAACCGGTGGANGAGCCCTGTCGCGGTGTGGTTGGAAAAGACTGGTCAAGTNGAGCCGGAGGAACCCGGTGAGGCAGCATACTGGGGTGCAAAGCTGGAAGACATCGTTGCCGAGGAGTTTGCCCAGCGCACAGGCTTCAAGATTCGGCGCCGCAATGCCATCTTGGCGCATCCCGAGTATCCGTTCATGATCGCCAACGTGGATCGAATCATTGTAGACAAGGAGCATGGCAACGGCATTCTGGAGTGCAAAACGACGTCGGAGTACCGCAAGGATGAGTGGGCTGGTGGCAAGATTCCGGACGAGTACATGATCCAGGTGCAGCACTATCTGGCCGTGACTGGCTACGGCTACGCGTACATCGCCGTGCTGATCGGTGGCAACAAGTTTCACTACCAGCGAATCGAGCGGGATGATGAGCTGATCGGGTACCTCATCAAGATCGAAAGGGACTTCTGGCGCCTAGTCGAGGAAAATACGCCACCACCGATGGATGGATCAGCCGCGGCAACGGAGCTGCTCGCGCGTCTCTACCCGACGGCTCAGCCGGACAGCTGCATAAATCTTCCGCCAGAAGCAGAAGAGCTGATCGCCGAATACGAGGCAGCCAAGGCGGAGGAAACTGCGGCGGCAGAACGGCGGCAGGCGGCCGAGAACAAGCTGAAGGCCCTACTGGGTGAGCACGAGGTCGGACTGATTGGTGGCGTGCCGCGGGTTGTATGGAAGACGGTCACGCAAAGCCGCGTCGATACAAAGCGCCTAAGGGCTGAGCATCCAGAGATATACGAGAAGTATGCCACCACCAGCACCTATCGCCGGTTCATGTTGAAAGCGGCGAAGTGAGGGGAGGGGACTTGCTGTGACAACGCGTGGAACGAGCGAGCTGAAAAATAAGCTGGCACAACGCGCCAACGGTGCTATGCAACGTCCTGAGAAGCCGGAAGATACGATTCGAAAGCTACTGGAGCGGATGGCGCCCGAAATCAAGCGGGCGCTCCCCAAGCACATGGACGTCGACAGGCTGACGCGGGTNGCCCTGACGACGATCCGCCTGAACCCGAANCTCCTGGAGTGCAANGCAACCAGNCTGATTGCCGCCGTGATGCAGGCGGCACAGNTGGGGCTTGAGCCGGGCATCCTGGGCCACTGCTACATTGTTCCCTATGGCAAGGAAGCCACCTTCGTCATCGGGTACCGTGGGATGATCGACCTTGCGCGTCGATCGGGGAACATCGAGAGCATTTACGCGCACGTGGTGTACGCGAACGACTACTTCAGGCTGCGGTACGGCCTGGAGGAGGAACTGGTGCATATCCCGTGGCACCTGCGTGAGGACCAGAAATTCGAGGATGGCGGAGCCATTAAGGGAGCCTACATGGTCGCCAAATTCAAGGACGGTGGCCACTACTTCCACTACATGCCGGTGGCCGAGATCGAAAAGCACCGGCAGCGCTCCAAGGCCGCGAACAATGGGCCCTGGGTGACCGACTACGAGGAGATGGCCAAAAAGACGGTCGTTCGCTCGGCGTGGAAGTGGTTGCCCATCTCGGTCGAGATTGCACGCAAGGTTGAGTCGAGCGACGAAACCGTCAAGCGCGAGATCGCCGAAGACATGACCGAAGTGCCCAATGCCATCGACGTTCAGGCGCAATTCCTCGATGAGGAACCGGCCCAGCCTGAAGCCGATCCTGATCGCCAGGAGCCGGCCCAAGAGCACGGATTGAAGGGCGAAGGAAACGATGCTCCGACNTCGCTTTTCGAAAGCTGACCGCGGCGGGGCGCCGGCCCCGCCACCCCCACTAAACGAGGTGATCCCGGATGAATTGGTTCAAGCAACTTGAAGCGTTCGACATTCGCCAGAGTATGAACCCGCTGCCCGATTCCGCCTGTTCCTTGTGGTTCGCGCTGATGCGAATCGCAAACCGGGCGAAATGGCCAGAGTGGTTCACGGTGGCGAATTCAATGCTCCAAGTTGCTGCCGGGCTCTCGGAGAAGGGGGTTCAGCGGGCACGTAACCTTTTGATCCAGCGCGGCTACATCGAGTACCAGAAGGGCCGTGGGAACAATTCGGGCCGGTACAAGATCATCAAGTTGTACCGCGATGACGGCGATGATGGACAAATTGCCGGACAAAATGACGGACAAATTGCCGGTCATTATGTCCAACAAATTGACCAGCAGTTTGTCCAACAATCTGTCCAACACCAATTTGCCGGACATTATGACCGACAAAGTGTCCAACAACCTGTCCAGCAAAGTGTCCACCAACCTGTCCGGCAACCTGTCCAGCAACCTGTCCACCTATATAGACAAGACAAAGACAAGACAAGACAAGACGAGATATATAAGCATGCATGCGAGCATGCAGAAAACGCGCGCGCGTACGCGCGTGAAGGCCCGAGCGAAGAAGACGTGGCTAAGGTCATCCAGTTTGCTGAACGTGCATTCGGATTGGTGATGAATGACCTCCAGCGCGAGCGGCTGCTTTCGTACCTGGACGACGGAGTTGAAGCCGACGCGATCTGCCTGGCCATTGAAAAGGCTGCGACTGCCAACAAAGATCTCCGATACGCGCTGGGCATTATCGAGCGATGGTGGCAGAAGGGGATCAGGACGTTAGCGGCCGCGCGGGAAGAGATGCGACAGTTCAAGCTAATCGCGGGAGGGAACCGGGGTGGACGGACTCAAGAGGGGTCTAGAGAAGACGGTGCATACGCTGATTTCGACCTCAACCAGCTCAGCCTCTAAAGCGACCGGGTATCATTGCCCGGTCTGCGGCCGGTGGGTCAAGCCCAAGAAGGTGGCGTTTCTGGGCCGTTCCTTCACCGTGCAGCCCCGCTGCCGCTGCGAGGTGGAGCAATTCGAGCGCGAGATGGCGCGGCTGACGGGGCAGCACGACAAGGCCAAGCGCCTGTTCGCGATGGAGCAACTGGGCGACCGCTTTGACCGGTGCATCTTCGAGACGTTTGAGCCGCGGCCAGGCACGGAGATGGCCCTTCAGATGGCGCGGGACTACTGCGACCGGTTCGAGCAATGGAAGGGCACCAGCCTGATGCTGTGGGGCCGGCCGGGATGCGGAAAAACGCATCTAGCGTCGGCCGTGGCGAAGGAGCTAGACAACCGAGGCAAGACCGTGGTCTTTCAGACAGTCAGTGAGCTGCTGGCACGCATCCGGAGCACCTTTGACCGAGACCGGTCAAACGAGACGGAACAGGAGATCATGCAGGCGCTCTTGTCATGCGACCTGTTGGTGCTCGATGACCTTGGTGCCGAGAAGGTCACCGACTGGGTGCAGGACGTGTTGTTCCGTATCGTTGACGGCCGGTATCGGGCGGTCAGGCCGATCCTGGTGACGACGAACCTGGCGCCGAATGACCTGCCGCGCACGATTGGGGAGCGTATCACGGATCGACTTCTGGAGATCACCGTGCCGGTCGAGATCAAGGCGACCAGCTACCGGATGGAGTTGGCGAAGGCGCGGGCCCAGAAGCTGCGGGTCATCCGCGGTGGGCTGGATGGCAATGGGAGGGAGGACGGATGAACCGCCAGCAACGCCGTGCGCTGGAGCGTGAGCGGCGCCGCTACTGGGACAGGCAGGCGTTTAGCCGGTCGGAGCTGGTCGAGATGAACACGCGCGCCTACCTCTACGGTTTGGGCATGGCCCTCATGGCGGCGCGGGATGTGCTGGGGCTTGGCCCCACGAGATTGAACCGCATTGGCGCGCGCATCAGTGAGCTGCACACCGAGGTGTTCGGGGACGTGCTGGACCCACGCCGGATTCCGCCGGAGTGGCTGTGGGAGGGTGAATCGTGATGAGCAAGCAATGGAAAGTGACAGACGGGAAACGCGTTATCGGAAGGTACCAATGGCGATCCAGCGCCGTCTCGTGGGCGTTGGTAAAGGTTCGCCATCGTTCAGAACCGTTGTATGTGATGTACACAACAATTCGCGACGAAGTGGGGCGAATCAGAGTTTGTACGGATGTAATTCATCCGAATGGTCGTATCGAAACGAAAACGGACGAATTGCAATTTCTGCATGAGATCGGTGTCCACGTATGGTAGGAGGTGGCGCGATGAAGGTGCAAATCAAACGCCTTCCCGGCAACGACGACTTGCCTTTGCCCGAGACCATGACGCCCGGCGCCAGCGGCTTTGACCTGCGGGCCGCGGTGACGGAGCCGGTGACGCTCCAGCCCGGCGAGCGCGTGCTCGTTCCCACGGGCATCGCCCTCGCCATGCCCGTGGGACTGGAGGCCCAGGTGCGGCCTCGCAGCGGCCTCGCCCTGAAGCACGGCATCACGTGCCTCAACACGCCGGGCACCATTGACGCCGACTACCGCGGGGAGATCGGCGTCATCCTGATCAACCTCGGACAAGCCCCCTTTACCATCAAGCGCGGCGACCGCATCGCGCAGCTGGTGTTTCAGCAGGTGGCGCGGGTGGAGCTGGTGGAGGTGGAGGAGTTGCCGCCGAGCGGACGGGGAGCCGGCGGGTTCGGCTCGACGGGGGTGGCGGGGTGAAGTTCCTCCGTGACCTGGCGATCTTTTACCTGGTATGGTTCGTCGTTAGATTCACGTTTGGCGTGGAGTTCAAAACAATGAGCGAGGCGATTTATGGTGGTGCGCTTGCGGGTATGTTGTATGCGTTCATCAGGGCGGTTGTGTTGAGTGAGGAATGAGCAAATCCAAGCCAAGGCGCGTGGGGAGGGGTAAGTGTGGATAGATTGCGCGAGGCATTGCGGATTATCTCTGATGTTCAAGTTGACCTAGCG